AAGACCCGTCAAGCTTTGCACCCATCGCCATGCGCTTGTGCATATTCACATCTTGACCCATTTGACCTGCGTTGTTAGTAGCCATTTTGACCTCCTAAGGTTTGTTGTGCGCTTTCCAGCGCGGCGATAGCAGTTTTCTCCTGCTCGTGCTTCAAGACGGAGGTATCGTGCGATAACTCCGCAGTCTTGATTCTCTCTTCTGTCAGATTGTCGCTCGCGTTCGTCGCGATGTCGATCTGCATTTTGCGGTTGTTGTCCAGCATCGTGGCTTGCAGCTTCGCTTTGTCGTGCTCCGCATCCATCTGGTCTTTCGCTGCACGCCGCTGAGTCTCGGCCATCGAGGTCTGCATGATCACTTTGTCCGACGCGTCCATTGGCGGCTCGGGCTTGTACTGCTGCATGGTCTGCACGAGCTTTTGCAACGCTGGTATCACTTTGGTGAACGCGTCTTTCGTGTCCATGTCGGTGTGCTGCGACGCCAACGCGTACAACTTGTCGATTTCCCCGGTGATTCCCGGCACGTCGTAATCTGCGGGTTTCTTGCCCAATGACTCTTCGACGTACCCGTTCATGTGGCCCATGTACCACAAGATCAAGTGCTGCTTGAAGTGTTCGAGGAACGCTGGCATGAAAGACGGGGCGATGATGGGCGATGAACCCAGCATCGGGTTGAGCGCGAAGTCCAAATGCGCTTGGATGTGCGCCAATTGATTTTGGTGCGGGTAGGCAAACGATGCACGACCAATCGCCATCGCTGCGTTCTCCTCGGCTGCGTTCGACTCGGTCGGTTCCACAATGCTCGGCATCAATTCGGAGGGGTTTGGCACCTTCATCTGCTTGATCACCCGCTGGATAACGGCACGACGATCGAACTGATCCGGGTATTTCTCCATCAGCGCCAGCACCGCTTGGTTCTGTGCAAATCGCTGCGTTTCGCTGAAAATGTGCGGGTCGCTCACCGGAATCACGTCGGTGTTGCGATTGAAGTCTTCGCGTTTGATCGGCAGCTCTTGGACAATGTCTCCCTTGCGCATGTCGTCCAAATACCAGCGGTTGATACGCTGCAGGATCATCAGCACCCGGCCTTGCGACTGGTGCAATCGGGCGTGAATTGCCGAGAATACCGCTGCGCCCTGTTCGATCAGCGCCTGAGTGGTTCCAACTGGTGCGTTGTTGGTGATGTCGGCGATTTTTTCCTCGCTCGTGGTCACAACACCCTTTGCTGCGGTGGTCAGCCAGCCCAGCAGATTGAAAAGCGTCTCGCTCGGTGGGTTAAAAGGCATCGGCATCGCGATTTTGCGAATGTCGTCGACCCCCGGAGCACCCTCGATCTCGGCCACTTGGGTCACTTCGACCTGCTGCGATTGCCCCGAAATCTTCGCGCCTTTGAGCTTGAGCATCGTCGCGGCGTTGTTGATGTGCGCCGAATCCATCAATGCACGCAATGCACCGGTCAACGCAGCCGATAAACCACCAATCAGGTGTGGAAGACCAATCGCGTAGGCTCCGCGCCACGGGATAAACTTGAACTCGACCATCCAGTCGAGCTTGGCCATGCTCTCGTCGCCCTCTTCCCAGTTGCGATACAATCCGACCACCTCGGTGTTCAGCTCGTCGATCATCAAAATGTATGGTGCGATCTCGCCTTTCGAGTGTCCATCGTCTTCTACTGGCATGTTCACGTAGATGTGGTACACCCGGCGCAACCCGTCCTCGTTGTCCTCGAACTGTCGGCCCTCGATCTTGTTATTCGCCTTCTCGGCGGCAGTCATCTCGGGTTCCATGCTGGCGCGAATGATGTCGATGTCGCGGTACAGACCGCTGGAGACACGTGATTCGAATTCCTCTTGCGTGATGTCCTGCTGTTCCGTCACCCGTTGCGCGGTGTAGAACGACCCGGCAGCGAATGGGAGCAGCACGTTGTCCACCGCCACGAACTCGGCGCAGGGGCGCTTCATGCGGGTGTCGTACCACAGCTTCAAATACTGCGATCCGCCAAGTGGCAACTGCGTGAGCATCTGCTCTTGCTCGTCGCGGAATTCCTCGATCTGCTCGGTCAGCTGCCAATTCATGAAGTCGCGTTTGCGCTCCGCACGCTGTGTGGCTTCCTCTTCGGCTTTGCCCACGACCTTGGTGCGTACTGGACCATCCGGTGGGAACAGCTCTTTAATCGCTCGCGATTCGAAATCGATGCAGGCTTCTGCCATGATCGGGTGCACGACCTTGCTGGCCCCGGCGAACGTCGCACCACCGGGCGCGTCATTGCCCATACCAGTGCGCTTCAATCCCTCTTCGTACTTCTTGTCCCGATCCTTGCGAGCTTCCCGGTCCTTTTCCACCATTTCGATGTACTTGAGCGCAATACGGCTTAGATCCCACGACGGGAGCGACTCGGCCAAATTCTCGTAGAAATCGCCGTCTTGCATCGGACCGTTGAAGTCGTCCATCCGCACGATAGCGGACCCATCGGGCTGCTCTTCTACCTCGGCAAACTCGTCTTCCAAGTCGAACACCAGCCCCTCAGTGTCTTCGGGTCCGGGTGCAGCTTCCGTCTGCGGCTGTGGGAATTGTGTTGCCATAAAAGTCCTTGTATTTTATCAGCGTTGACCCATAAGGTCGTAAATCGACGGGTCATTGCGCAAAAATCGTGCGACCTCATCTTCGCCTTGGAGCAATCCGCGATCCATCATCCCTTCCACAGAACTCATGGCGGCGTCTTTCGAAAACTCTTTGGCTTTTTCGTAGATCCGGGGCGATGCTTCTCTCATTGCACGCATGTACGGGCGCGTCGCCATCAATGGGCCACTCATCGGAGCACCAATGATGCCACGCAGATTTTCAGCAGGGCGGCTCATTTCGAGCAAGTCCACATCGGCATCATCCGCGTATTCCCCGATCTGCCTATACGGATCTTTCAACACCCGCCATCTGTCTTCTAGTTCGTGAAAATCGAACTCTGGGAAACGCGCAGCGGCCACATCAATCGCTTGTTGCTTCTTCAAGCCCTGATTCATCGCAGCGGCAAGCACCGACTCGACCGTGACTGGCAATGCTGGCGCGACACGGGCTGCTTGGGCTATGGCTCCAACCGGAGTCGCAGCGGCAGGAATGTCGGCCAGCTTGGCCAACTCGTCCATGGGCAGCATGCCCTGCAATGCTTGACCCGCAGCTGATTTGAGTACCGTGCGTCGAGACAAAGGCGTTTCGATGATTGATTTGAGCGTCGATTTCGTAGCCCCTGCATCGGGCGACACGGTGGTGGTCTTTTCGGTCAGCGTTGGCGCTTGGCCCTCTTTGCCGAATTGCTTCTCCAACTTAGCGAGTGCTTTGTCGTCGATCCGGGCCAGTGGGAAATCCATCGCTGGTTGGGCCTTGAGTCCAAATAGCGAGCGACGTGCGAGATCCGGCTTATCGGCGACTTTCGTGCCTTTGACCATCAGCTCATCGGCCATCTGCTGCACGGTCTTTTTCGCACTGCCACCACCGGCAAATGCACGCTTGGGGACCGGTGCGCGCATCAAGTCGGTATTTCGCGTCTTGGGCGGCGTGGCACGCATCTCGGGTCCAGCGTAGGTCTCCGCATTGTGCGGCATGAAGTCGATACGTCGGGTTGCAGTGCCGGGATCGTACGCTTTGTTGGCCTTGACTGCACGCATATGCTGCAGTGCTGCACGGCGCAATTCGGGCGTTGGGAACTGACGCTCAAAATCGGCGATCATCCGGCTTTGCTGGTCGTCTTCGCTAAGCTGCGGCATCGAGGGTTTAGGCAATGGACCAAGGCGTTTAAGCAGCTCGGCATCTTCGCCCTCGTTTAGGCCGGTTGCACCCATGAGCGCGTAGACTGGGACAGCGGCACGGGCACCGGCGAACAACGTGGCCACATCCGCTGGCTGCGGGTCCATCGCTTTTGCAAAGTCTTCATACCAGTTCGCCATGTTTCACCTCACTGTGCATAGGGGTTGACCTTTTCTTGCCGTTCGTCGTCCGCGTAGTCGTCGTCGGGCACGGGGTCAAAGTTGAGAAAGCCCATGTCGCGCAGCAGCCGCAGCGCTTGGGTCGTAGTGTCGGTCAAGTCGTCCCGCTCGGAATCGGGGAACGAGCAGATCTGGCTTACCAGCGGTTCAGCCCAATCACGTGGCTGGCCCCGGTGAACCGTGGATTCAGGCACGTAGACGCGGCCATGCAGAATGATGTTGGCCACCAAGTGCAAACGCTGGACTTTGTCGGCACGTCCCGGGTTGTAAGCGCGGCACGGTACTTGTGCACGCTGCAAATCCTGCAAAATGCTAATGCCCGACGCCTTGTCCTCGACCAGTACGAGGTCCACCTTTTTGCCCGGGTCGCCGTAGATCGACTTGTACTCTTCGATCACGCGTGGGCGCAAATCCGGGTAAGCGAGAAAATCCTCCCAGCAATCGATGAGCATGGCGCACAATGGCCGATCGTCGTTTGGGCGAAAGATGCCCCACGTGCTGCACGCAGTCGGATCGTTGATCGTCTTCTCAGTGTACGCGCAATCGTACGACTGCAGAATGAACAAAAATTCGGGCAATGCGCGATCGGCGTCCCACAGCTTGAACCACTCGCGTTTGACGATGCCGTAGTCTTCCGGATCGATGACCTCGGCGTACAGCTCTTGCCGTCCCAATCGTGTGCCCTCGTACTGCGCCACGATTTCGTCGCGAAACGTAGGTGCGAGGTTGTTGAAATTCTCGTGGGTCGTGCCGGTGGTAAGAAACACGCGATCGTCGTCGATCAGCTTGCGCACGATCGGGATGGGCTTGGGTGTGGTCGTGATGCAAACGCGGGGCTTTTGCCCAAGGCGCAAGCCGAACATAAGGTTGGACCACATATCTTCGACATTTCGGAATTTTGCAAGCTCGTCCACCCACGCCAAATCGTGCTGGGGTCCGCGCAGCGTTTCGGGGTCGTTGTCCGAATAGATCGTCGCAATCGCGCCGTTGGGCCACTCGATCCGGCGTTTCGATGGGACAAATACCGGCTTGCACTTGGGGTGCGAGATGGCCAAAATGCCGGATTCGCCCTCGATCATGACGTCGCGTGCATCGCCTGCGTCTTCGGCGATCAGTGCAACACGACCAGCGAGACCATTTTCGACGTGGTAGCGCACGAACTCAGCACCACAGCGTGTTTTGCCCCACCCGCGTCCCGCGAGAATGAGCCAGATGGTCCAAAGGTCGCCGGGGGGAATGTATTGGTTGGGTCGTGCCCATGTTTGCCAGTCGTAGTACAGCTCGATGGCTTCGGTATTCGACAGCTCTCCCACGAACTCGCGAAGGTTCGCCGGGTCAACGAGGTTTCGGGCTTTGCTAGCCTTCTGCCTTTGACTTCTGCTCAAGCCGCTGTGCAAGCCGGTCACGGAGTCCCTCGATGTTGATGTTTGAGTCGAGCGAGCCAGAAACGTTCATGTTCACGTCTTTCGCTCTGAATTTCGCATCGTAGCCCATGAGGGTAAACTGCAGCAGCCCATCGCTGTATCGCTTCACCGTTTCGCCCGTCTTGACGCCTTGATGCACCAATGGCTCGTCGTGTCCGACTACGGACCGGCGATACGCTTCGGCACGCATCGTGTCGACCATCTCTTCTTGTATCGCTTCCATGAGCGAATCGAAAAGTCGGTGGTCTTTGCGCCAGCCCAGCAGAGTCGTGCGGTGCACACCGGCAGTCGTGTAAGCATGGCGCATTGAAAACATGGCAGAGGCCGGACCATCACGGTACTCGGCGAGCACGATCAGCATTTTGAATGCTCGCGTTTCCTCATGCAGCTGCAAAGCTCCCGTGGCTTCGATCGTTGGGTCGTTGCACGTGAGTGAGTGTGCCAAACGGCACGATTCGCTGGGTGGAAGTCGCACGCGGTCCCGGCGTATGGCGTCGAGCAAGGCACGGGCAGAAATTCCAGCACGGCGCTCGTAGTCCGCGAGGGTTTCGGCACCAACAAGGTCGAGGGTCGTGAGGTCATCGTGAAAAGCCATGGGTCGGATTAAAACACAGGCAGCGAAGGCACACAATGGTTCGTTTTGCCGACGAAAC